CGCTTGTTCGTCGAGTATTCGGTAACATCGTTGCACAGGAATTAGTTTCTGTTCAACCGATGAACCTTCCTTCCGGACTTGTGTTTTATCTTGATTTTAAGTATGGAACTGCAGTTGGTAAATTTTCAGCAGATACATCTATTCATGGTAATACAGGTCCTAACTCACCATCTGGTTCAACTGGACCATGGGGTGAAGATTCTGGATTCTATGGCGCTGGCCGTTATGGATATTCCATTAGTGCATCAAGCGTGGCTGTTACTTTTGCGATTGGGGCTCAAGCATCAGATAAAGATATTGATTTCAATACTGAAGTATCTGCATCTTGTGCTACCGCTGATAAGTTTTGGACAGTAACAACTGCTAAAAGTGGTTTTACTAACCCTGACTTAAAGGCCGTTAGAGCTTGGAATTTTACTGATGATGGTTCAGTTCCGCTGAAGGCAAAAGTCTTACCACAATTTACAAAAGTTGTTGGTGCTAATATACAATTAGTTGTATCTGCATCCAGTGCAAATAATGCAACTGGTTCCTATACGGTTAAGTATCTAAAAGACACCTCTGCTGCTAGTCGTGGTGATTTTGAAGATCGTATCGGTAATGCAACTACTGATCAGTTAGGCATTCCTGAAGTTAATTTGGAACTTCGGTCCTTACCGATTGTTGCAAAAACTCGGAAATTGAAGGCTGTTTGGTCACCTGAGTTAGCACAAGACCTTAATGCTTATCATAGTATTGATGCTGAAGCTGAATTGACAAGTATGTTAAGTGATTACATTTCGATGGAAATCGATTTGGAAATCCTTGATATGTTGATCAGTGATGCTCAAACTACTGATTATTGGTCAGCTAAAGCTGGTGATGATTATAATTCAGCATCAAGTGCTTTTGATAGTACTACTTTTTACGGAACACGTTTTGAGTGGTATCAAACTCTTGTTGGTAAGATTCAGAAGATGTCTAATGAAATACATCGTTTGACTCTACGTGGTGGCGCTAACTTCGTCGTTTGTTCGCCGAAAGTTGCTACGGTCCTTGAATCATTGCCTGGCTATAACAGTGCTCCTGGTGACGCAGATGCTGCGAAATCAGATTTTGCTATGGGCGTATCCAAAGTAGGACAAGTTGCTGGACGATATACGGTTTATAAGAATCCGTATATGGTAGAAAACAACATCCTCGTTGGATTCCGTGGTAGTAATTTCTTAGAAACAGGTGCTGTGTACAGTCCTTATGTACCGCTTATCACAACCCCGTTGGTGTATGATCCTTCCGATTTTACTCCACGTAAAGGTGTGATGACACGTTACGCGAAGAAAATGATCCGTCCGGAATTTTATGGAAATATTAAAGTCAGTAGACTTGATCTAATATAATCTATAAATAAAACCTAACGTATAATAAGAAGGGGATAGTTAATTCTATCCCCTTTTTGTTTTTATTATTGATATATTTATAGATAGGAGAAATTATATATGCCAAAATTAGATTATGCTTATTCAGATCCATCTGGCGCATTTGTAAGTGGCCAAACACCATATGGTACTTATGATGCCGATTCTACATTTCAAACCGATATTCAATCAGTAACTAAATGGGTTGCTCGTAGGTTAGGGTATCCTGTATTACAATTAGAAATACCAAGTGGTTCGATTTATGCTTGTTTTGAAGAATCTATAAGCGAGTATTCACAACATATTAACAATTATAATATAAAAAATTGGATGTGGGAACAATATGGTGAAAAGAAAAGAATATCGGGTTCATTAAGTACTGGTTCTTTAGATCCAGTATTGCCTACTCACGGTCCTTCTGTAACTTTATCAGAAAAATATGGTCAATTAGCTAATATGGGAGGTAATGTAGATTTAAAAAAGGGATTTATTACTTTATCAGGTTCAGCCCAAGATTATGATTTACAAGATGTATGGGCATCTGTAAGTGAAAGTGGTAAGAGAATTGAAGTTCAAAGAGTATTTAATCATATGCCATCTTCAATTACAAGATTTTATGATCCATATGCTGGTTCATTTGACCAACGGCAATTATTAGATGCATTTGGTTTTGGTAATGTATCTCCTGGTATATCATTTATTTTGAAACCTATTTCTTATGATTTGGCAAGAGCAAATGCAATTGAGACATCTGATTTGGTTAGAAAAAGTGCTTATTCGTTTGAGATACATAATAATAATTTAAGAATATTTCCTAAACCACAATCAACTGATAGTGGTGAAAAGATATGGTTTGAATATTATGTAAAAGATGATATTAGAAATACTAATCAGATTAGTGGTTCAATGCAAGGGGGGATATCTGATCCATCAAATGTTCCATATAAGTTTATAACGTATTCGTCAATAAATGCTCCAGGCAGACAATGGATTAGAAAGTTTACTGCTGCTTTATCAAAAGAGTTACTGGGTATTATAAGAAGTAAATATAGTGCTTTGCCAATACCAGATGCAGAAGTTACACTTGATGGTGATGCATTAAAAGCAGAAGGTCGTGAGGAAAAAACGCAATTACTTGAAGAGTTAAAAGAATTTTTGGATTCTGTATCTTTAACAGAAAAATTAAGAAATGAAGCAGAAGAAGCAAATGCTCAACAAGAGGTATTATCAAAAGCACCTTTACAAATTTATATAGGATAAATAAATGGCTACTACAACGACACCATTTTTTATTTCACAAAAGGAAATAAATGTTATTGACCATTTCAATGAAGAATTGATAGATGAAATTGTAGGACAAGCAGTTGATATTTACAAGATAGATACTACTCACACTAAAGATAATATTTATGGTGAATCTACGACTAAATATTTTAATGTGGGATTTAGAGTAAATTGTTTAATACGATATAATGCGCCAGAAACCAGTCAATTTAATGAAGTAGGGCCAGATGTTAATTCTACAATCGATTTGATGTTTCAGAGAAATAATTTAGCAAGTGGTTCGTTAAACTTTTTTCCTGAAGCTAGTGATATTTGTGATTGGAATGATACTTATTGGGAAATAAATGGAGTTACAGAACCACAATTAATTGGTGGGCATCCCAATTTTAGTCATGCTATTAAAGCTACAGCACACAGAAGTCGTTTATCATCATTGCAAATTGAAGAGAGACCAAGATAATGGCTGTTGAAATGTTAAATAAAACACTTATGATGAAACAAAAGAGGTCAACTTTAGTTAAGACTGTTGAAAATGATGATGGTGTATATCCTACAACTTATAATGTTTATGAAGCACCTAAGTCAGATAGATTTGATGAGATAATTGATTTATTAAAAAACCAATCTATTTATGGTGATGAAAAAAATATAACAATTGGGGCAGTTGATGTTCCAATCGAAAAACAAATTGCAATTGATGACGTTTCGACTGAAGGATTAAAATCTGAAGAGTATAAAAATACTCAATCGAGTAATAAATTATCTAAATTAAGGAAATTAAAACATGGCAATTAAACCTGTAACTAATCCAAATGCATTAAATAAGTCGGAAGTTAGTCGTGATGAACAAAGAAGTATTAGGTCTGAAAAGGGCAATGCAAAAGTTACTATCAAAAAACCAGGTGGTAGAGATGCAGGTAAAAGTTATTCAATAACATTAAAAGATATTGATACTGCTGTAATTAATCACATACGAAATATAATGAAACCCGTTGTGAGGGAATCTAATGAAATTATTAAAGTACCAGTTATGTATGGTAATGAAGAAAGGTGGAAATCAGTAAGGGGGCGTGGAGTTTTACGTGATAAAAATGGTGTTATTATTTTACCAGTTATGGTGATTAAAAGAACAAGTGTAGCAATGAATGATCAAATGCCTTTATCATTTGATAATGATGTTAGGGGTAAATATATAAGTGTCATTAGGTCAAAAAGTGGATGGAGTAAAAATAATAGATATGATAGGTTTTCAGTATTAACTGGACAAAAACCAGTTGAAGAGTTTGTTAAAACTGGAATGCCAGATTTTGTAGTATGTTCTTATAATATTGTGATGATGACTGCTTATATGGAGCAAATGAATGATTTGAATACCATATGGGTTGAACATGTAGAGACTTATT